CGATGCCTGCGGGTGGTGGGGAGCTGGCGAGGGGGGCGGGGCGGACCGGTGGGGCGGCTGGCGAAGGCGGCATTAATAAGGATGGGGGAATTGACCGGTGGATTGAGCGGTTGAGGGGGATGGACGGGGATTTGGCGGACGCGGAGATTGGGCAGCGTTTGGCGGAGCGGCGGTTGCGGGTGCCGGTATGGTGGGCGAGGGGCGGATGGCCGAAGCGGGAGGCGTGGATGAGGGCGAACCTGGGATGAGCGGGGGCATGCTGGCGACGTCCGATCGCGCAACCCCGGATGAAATACCGGACGCCGAATACAACCAGGTCTGCACCACGATACGAACGTGGCGCACGCGGTTGAAGAACGGGATCGAGATCCGCAAGCCGCGGGCCGACAAGGGGACGCAACGCACATGAGCGACAAGCTGGAAAAGCTGAAGCCTCGCGTTATCGAGTGCAGTGACCGCCTACGCAAACTGATTGATTTGGGCGCGCCGGGAGTCATCATCGGAGCGGAAGCGTGGCATTTATTCTGCACCGTGCTGGCGGCGTATGGCACCGGCGCGGCATCGACGATGGTCCAGGATATCCGCTACAAGAACCTGCACGGTCGCGGCGTTTGCAGCAACGAAGACTGTACCGCCTATGTCGAACGTCCAGACATCGGAGTCTGTAAACCGTGCCGTGAGGCCATGGGAATACCGGCTGACGCTAAGGAAATAATTAGATGAGCAACGAGCTTGATCTAACCTACGGCGAAATATCGGCCGGCCTCATTGAGGCAATATCTCTCATGAACGAAACATGGGCGAGGGTCAAATGAATAAGCCCCTTGCTATTGATCTCTACGCGGGCCTCGGTGGTTGGACTGAAGCGCTGCTCGCTGAAGGCTGGAACGTAATAGGGTTCGACATCGAGCGGCACGACTACGGCACAGGTGGATATCCCGGCCAGCTTGTCTTGCAGGACGTGTGTACGCTTCACGGTGCGCAGTTTCGCGATGCCGACCTGATTGTCGCGTCTCCACCGTGTCAGGAGTTCAGCTACCGCGCTATGCCGTGGAAACGCGCGAAAGCGTTGCCGCCGCCGTATCTCGGAATGAACCTGTTCTGGCAGTGCTGGCGTATCCAGCATGAAGCGTGCGAGGCGTCGGGCCGGTACATTCCCCTGGTAGTTGAGAATGTCAAAGGGGCGCAGCGGTGGATTGGCCAAGCGCGGGCTCACTTTGGATCGTTTTATTTGTGGGGAGATGTGAACTCCGTCGGGGATGCGATTGTGGGCGGGCAGACTAAATTTGGTGAGTTTGTGCGGACGCAGAAGCATGGAAAAACTCCGCAAGGCAACGCTGCTGGTGCACCGCTCTGGAAGGATCGGCCAGTTAAAAGGCTCAATGAATCACCCGGCCACTCGATCAATACCGCGGCTGTGGGTCTGTACGCGGATCGCGACTCCGAAGGAACGAAGCAGGGCGGCGATTGGTTCAGCGACTCGAACAGCGCAAGCCGCACAAGCTCATCACGCAGCACGGCCCGCAAGGCAGCATCAGCACAAATAGCGAAGATACCGGAACCTCTCGCACTCCACATCGCGAAGGTTTTCAAGCCACAGGAGATCAAAACGACATGAACAATCTCAGCAAATACGTTATGTGCGTCTGGATACGCTCCATTGACTCGATCCGCCAGTGGAGGGCCAAGTGAGCGAGAACACCAAGCCACGGTACACGGCGGACGGTAAATCAGTGGAGCGGGACGGAAAACGCTGGTTCGTGATCTATTGCCACGAGCAATTAGACTCCGCCCCACAGCGCGAAATTGCACAAGACTTGGCGGACGCCCTCAACGAGCGCGACCGGCTCGCGGCCAGCAATGCGGAGTTGCGGCTGGATGTGGAGAATTTACAAGCGGCCGAACGATGCTGCCACGAAATAATCGCAAAGTTCCAGGCCCGCGTGAAGGCCGAGCACGCAGACCAATTGCGCCACGACAAAATAGCGTTGCGGCGCGAAGTAGAGCGCTTGACGCAGGTACGCGACGCCGTCCGAAAGGCCGCTGAGGAATTGGGAAACGAGTACGGCATCAGCGCGGAATATACGGAGACTTTAATCTGTGGGATTGGAGATAAGTTTTGGGAGCGAGAGGAGACTCTCAGAACAGCGCTCCGCAACGTAATGGGTCTGATCGAATCCGGCGAGCTGGTACGCGACACATCGAAAGATCACGAACGTGGCTGGGCGATGAAGCAAATTGTTTTCGTACAGAAACTCAAAGCCGCCTCCGACGCCCTAGCCAGTGAGTCGGCAGTCAAGGAATCCCCTGCACCTGAGGCGCAGGCCATCTCTCCAAAGTGCAGACGCACTGTGATCGTGCAAGGTCCCGGCGGCGAGGAATTGGTGTACAGCCCTGCACCTGAGGCGCAGCCGTGGCCATTGATTGACGAACTGTGCCCGACGTGCGGCGGCAAAGGAAAAGTGCCCGGTACTGAGATGTACGCGGACATGGTGTACGACGAGCCGTGCACAACCTGCAAAGGAACGGGTCACGCGCCTTGCCCGAAGGATGGAGAATTGTGAAGCGTCTACCTGAAGGCTGTGGTTATCAGGGTTACGAGTTTGGAGCCTCGTATCCAGATTCAATCTGTTTCGGCGGGCGATTGTACGATGCCGACAACTGCGATAATCGCGGGAACTATTACGAACCCGGCGAGGATATCCCGTGTCCAATATGCAAGCGCAAGGAAGCCATCGAGTATTGGGCGCATCGGAACCACATGGGCGGCGGCACGCTGAAAGAAGCACGGGTCGCGGCGCGTGCGCTTGTGAACGATATCCGAAGCAATCGGGCGAACGGGACGGAGCCATGGAAGAAAAGAGCTTCATGATCTGTCGCGATGCTCCGACGAATCTAGACTGCGAGCCGCCGTATCCGAGCCACGCGACGGTAGTGGTCAGCATCCGCGCCCCGGAGATGACGGCGCATTTTCGCACGGAGCGGTGTGAGCGCGAGGAACCGCACCTGATAGCAGAATGCGGCGAGTTTCTAGAAACTCTCACGGAACGACCGGATAACCTTGACGTGTCTGAAGCGGTGGGGTCGTGAACGGCAAAGAAGAATCAAGTAGCAAAGGAACTGGCCACGCGCCGGTAATATGAAAACACTTCGTATAGCTGACGACATCCATTTGCCGATCGATGCGATCACCAGCACCTTCTCGATATTCGGAATTAGAGGGAGTGGAAAAGCCTTGGCGCTGGACACCCGGCTGCCAACTCCGTTCGGCTGGACAACGATGGAAGAGATTGGCATAGGAGATTGGCTTCTCGACGAAAAGGGGAAGCCATGCCGAGCCGTAGGCGTAACTGAAGAGCAGATCAATAGGCCGTGCTTCAGGGTTGAGTTTTCCGATGGGTCATCAATTGTTGCGGACTCCGAACATGAGTGGCTTACCGAAACAGGACTGACAAGGGCCAGCTACTTCAACAGACGAACCAAGCGTATTCGCAGGGGAGTCGACACGCTCAAATTTCAGGATCGTGCGCAATGTGTAGCGTGGAGGAAGCCTGAAGTTATAACCACCAAGGGTATGGCGGATTCTCTGACTTGGGGGCGCCGTGGAGATTTGAACCACAGCATTCGTGCATGCGAACCCTTCGATCTAGAAGATGTGTCCCTGCCGATAGATCCTTATGTTCTGGGTGTCTGGCTGGGAGATGGGGCCGCTGCGAATGCCGTCATTACTACCGCCGATCATGAAGTTCTTGAGGAACTTATCTCCGCTGGCTACACGCATAGGAAGGTGCAGTGCAATGGCGCAGCTTCGGCATACTACGTAAGTTCAGCTCACTGTCGTCCTGGGGTTAACCGCCACCAGAGCCTTCTCTACAAGCTCGGTAAGCTCGGCCTCATCAAGAACAAGCACATTCCTCCCCAATATCTGAGAGCGGGTATTGAACAACGCCGGGCGTTACTGTCTGGGCTCATGGACACCGACGGGACTATAGGGAAAGGCGCGAATAGTTGCGAATTTTACACAACCAGCGATCAAATCGCCTTAGGG